ATTTAATATACCGTCTCCTCGGTTTCTCCTCGGGATCTAGGAGGTTGTTGTAATAAATTATATACATCCCGTTCTTCAGTTGAAGGTACTCATCCCTGTGTACCTCCAGTATTACCAAAGGGCGAAGCCCCTTGGAACCTGAAGAAAGTAAAATCTTCACCTATGGCCACATCATCAATCACTGTCAAATTGAGGCCGGAGGAATAGGTTGTGAAGGCGCACGCAAATTTATTTGGATAATATTTCTGCATGCCACCAACTTCATCTATGCCGTAGCCATTAGGATTGCCACAGAAGGAGAATTGAAAGAGGTTAGTGCTGTAGTAAGGAATCGTGAACTCCACACCACCATTTGATTCGTGGTGGAAGTTGATCCCTCCTTCCAGACGGTTAGTCATGGAAGCGTATATAGGACCTCTGTCATAAAAATTGCTCTTTGGGTTGATGATGTTCGCTTTGTCTGTTGTGGTCCAACTACTCACACCGATCTCAGTGAAATCGGAAGATGAGTCAGGTCCAAGCAGGCGAACATTGAGGTAGTCATGAGTATTAGGACCCGAATCTCCAACGAGTCGGATTCGGTGTTTAAACGAGCCCCTATAACCCATATAGGACCACTTCATGTAATTGAACAATGTTGTCTCATTGAGGTTGTCGTCAGGAGTATAAGGTGGTTCGCCAGGTCCATTCGACGACCAAGGAATAATAGTATTAACGTAGTTAAACATCTTTTTTCCCGAGTCCACCGGAATTATACCATAGTGAAAAGCCGAAACGAAACGTTTAAGCAATGCACGCAGCGAAACCACTTTTTCTCCCATATGGTCCAAGTGAACATGGTCCATGTTGGCAGAATTTGAGACAATTTTCTCCTCAGAGTTGTCCGCAGTGACAGGACTAGTTCCTATCATTGCAGACTCCGTATGAATCATCTTTGAACCAGAAGAGCCTGTAGAACTACGGTTTTCCGGTAGTCGACGCTCGGTAGGAAAAGCGAAAGACATTTCGTCCGACCAAGCGTAAACGTTGATGGTCACATCTGACAGATTGGTAGGTTGCACGAGCTCGTTAAGAACTCGCACTTCCAATACACCATTGAGTTCGTCGCCGAAGAAATCCCAACTAGTTGCATCCAATTTAGGAATGTAAGCAGTGGTGCGATCTCCGCGACAATCATTGCTGTAATGATTTTTGTAATTATTAACAGCGTTGTATGGTACAGCAGCCCACGATCTCTCGTGAGCCCAATCAATGTCAAAAGTGATTTGTTGACCGTTCTGGATGTCCAGAATTGTAGTGTTCTGCTGATTCATCTGGGCAGGTGAGCTAGAAATCAATCCGTATTGTGACGAATTGGGTTCGTAGCGAAACAGTAACTTGCCTCTGTGAAACTTGCTGCACACAATCTCAAAACTGAGTTTGATGTTTCCCCTCCAGTAATTGAAGGGACGTGCAGCAAATGCCATAGCTGAATCTTGATAAAAGTTGACGTTACCAGGTCCGGGCATGTCTTCTAAAAAGACGCCCATCATAGGTGATATACCAGCTCTCCAAAGGATATCGGTCATGGCAACATCAGAATCCTTCCAATCGAAAGACCCGATATATGACTTCTTCGCACATAAGGTGGAAATAGCCATGTCGTCACAGTCGACCCCACCTATTGTGGGATCAACCGTGAGTTCACATTTCGGGTCACAAGCAATCTTGAACTCGGTCTGATGACCGGACAAGACTGCCCCGTTTTGAAAGGGTTGATTTTTGACAAAAACAGCTTTATCTAATATCTCAGGTTTAGACCATCCAAAAAGTGAGGCAACTTTACTAACGCCTTTAGCAATAGTGCTGGTGGCTTTAGCAAATCTACCTATGATCGGAACCTCTGAAAGAGACTCGCCAGCAGAGGCCACAGCAGATGCGACCTTTGTGACGGGACCTGGTTCAGCATATTCAGATCCACCTTTCTCGATAGACTCCATGAGACGGGAACCAAAATTCCCTTCTCCGGAATACATCGGAGAGACTGCAGGTTCTGCAGCCTTCTTGGATTGGCCTTTAGACTCGGTCCTAATGACCGCAGACTCGGCTGTAATGTCCATGTTCGTACCAGTAATGGTACCTAACTCAACGTCGGTACACCATGCATAGACGTTAATAGAGACAGGTCCCGAATAATCCGCATTAGCAACCTTAAATCTATTCAGTGTCGTCAATCGCAGTTCACCAGCTTCATAGAAATCATATAAATATGTACTATTAGTGAGGACTGTGTTTTTGTCATTGAACAGACGAAATTTTTGCTTGTACGAGATAAATGGAATTTCAATTTCCATCGGTTTGTTCTCTTTAATGTCCATGGTTTTAGCGCCCGGCGCTTGTGATAAATAAGCTTTGTACAAGATCCGCGTATTCGCCGGATCTGGTGAAGTGTGCTGTAACAACGAATCATATGCTAGGAGATTGTCATTATACTTGGCATATGGCTGGTACGAGCACAACAGGCGTCCGTAATGAAACGGCGTACCTGAGAGAGCTATCTTCACGTGTAGTTTGCCGCGGAAATAAGCATAATTCGACAACTTATTACGGACTGCAGGTTTAGCTGACCAGCGTTCCCATACGTTCAACGATATGTTATGTTCTGTGTCAGTTGTCCAAGCAGCATCATAGATACTGAATGGACGTTCGAAGAAAGAGTTCAACGAGTATTCAGTTTCCGTGCCTTCAGCAGTTGAATGCAAGGGAACCCCAACTTTCGTTAAAGCTACTTCCTCTCCTACATGGTCAGTAACGTTCTCGTGAACATCGGTCATGCTAGCACCTCCATCTTTGAGTTCGCCAATAACGGCAGACTCAGTGTAGGCACCAGCGTGACGTTGTTCAAGTTTTGCTAGTTTCTTAGCGGCAGCAGCCTCCCTGCGAGCTTTAAGTAGCAGGTCAGTACGATTGTGATCTCGCTCAGCCGTCAAGGCTGCGAGCCGTTGCGCATAAGCTTCCTTGGTTCTCACATCAAATGCAAGATCCTTTCGAGCCATGAGCATATCGTAATCATAAGAATCAATGGCAATATTGCCAGTGGTCTTAGAAGGAGACTGTTTGGTTACCCGGTTAACACGGCCGGATTCCGTATAATAAATAATTAACTTAAAAAATAAATAACCCATAAATAATAGTGCCAGCATTAGGCGTGCCTTACAGTATGTACATTTTAGTTTTTCACCCCGTCCAGCTAATGGGCCTGGTCTCCGTTCAGCGGATTCTGAGAACCTTCCGCGTTATATACATCCAGGTGCCTCGGGCATACTGAGTTAAGTGTTGGTTTTATGGCTGCACGGCGATATTCTCGCCGTACAGTTGAGCCTCGATTTCATCGAATCGAGGAAAGAGTTTCAAAATCGCCGCTTGCTCTTTGTCGTAAAACTCTGAGCATTTGGACGCGAACTTAACTCTCAGTTCATCATATTGGTCTCTAGGAGTCCAGAAGAACAGTTCACGAAGCGCAGAAACGCACGAGCTAATGATCTGATCAGCTGCTGTAACTTGTTTGCTAGGCAGATAGAAACAGATAGCTTTCATGATCGATTTGCGATCGAGACGAGCCATCCAATGGCCCGTTTCTTCGCTAAATACAAACTCGCGCTTGAGAAAGGACATGGTATCTAAAGTTACAAACTTCGCCATTTCTTTCGTCTTCTGTGCGTTGGTGAATTCCAAACCGTAATCGAGGCGGCACACTTTTTCATACTCGATGTTGTTAAAGTGTTCTTCCGCTGCCTCTTTCACGCCGGCAACTACATCGTCTCCGTAAATCTTAGGAAGTACGTAATCGAAAAAGTCACCAAGTTTGGAGTCGCAGCCAAGTTTGAACCAAGCGTACACCAGCATGACAAGTCCGCGCAAGGAGTTGTCTTCTGCGGTGGCGTATTTGCCGCTCGGCTGAAACGCGGGCGCACGAAAAATCGTTTTGCCCATGACTACGAGGGGATTGAGGTTTTCAGACAAAATGCCCTTGACTATCTTCAGGGCCTCTGCATTGTAACCAAATTCCCGCACAACATTGTAAATGATTGTGTTCGACATCAAGCCTACGTCGTAGGGCATGCTGGTATCAAAACCACCATAATCGCCCTCCATGAGCTTTTTGGCAAAGTCGTTCAGTTCTTTAACAAAATCATCCACATCGGTGGAATGCATGTTAATACCGACACAACAACCGAAGATGTCACCGTGCTCAACCATAAGGGAATAGAACGGCATCAAATACATTCGGTTCACGAGAGTAGAGTCGTAAGGACTCATGCAAAAAACTCTCGTCTTCGCCTGCTCAATCTTGGCCCAAGCTCGAGGTTCATCCTTGAGCTGTGCACCAAGTAAGACATTGGCTTGCTCACCTCGGAGGTAAGCGTCAATTTGCTCTTGAACCTGCACCTTTACGTCGTAGAGAGGCATGTAGGCATCCTTTTTAAAGGGTAGCTCTACCTTCTCCGAGTAATTACTCTTGGCGCCGGGATAAGCCCAGCCGCCAGAGGTGGAAGGTTTCATGGCTCTCATGTAGAAATCTTCAGGATAGCCATTCTGAGCAACTTCCAAAGTAACGGGTTCGAGTTTCTCGATCCCGCGCTTCTTCAGCTCTTTGACGATGTGCTTTGTGAGGTAATCAACGGTTTTCTCCATCAGGACGGGGTCTAAAGACTCCTTGACGACACCAGCTTTCTTCACGAAGTGATTGTATGGGTGTACGTACTCGCCCTCATACCAACGATGTTCGAAGGCAGGTGGACCGAAGACGGGCCGGCCGTCCTCAAAAACCGCAGCTCCGGTAAGCTCCTCTGCGCATCTAACGAAGGGAGAAGAGCGAATCTTGCTCTTTCCCGGTTTTTGCACAGGGTAGTTCTTGATGTCTCCAACTACGCTGAGTCCAGCGACGTCCTCGTAACAAACGGGACTACGCGGGTCAGGTACTGAATCAAGTTCCGGAAACTCCTCAGGGAGCCTAAGGGCTCCTTCAGAACAGATGTCGAGAGCTACCGAGCTCTTATTAAGCGATTCAATTGCATTACGCACGAGCGCACCATTGAGGTACTCGGCGTAAGCTTCCTCCTGACTGCTGCCAGCAATATGGATTCCGGCGATTTTGATCGCCTTTCCACAGTGCATGATCAGCGGACTTCCGCAATGGCCAACCTTGTGGTCGGGCAAAGGGTAAGCAAGAGGCTTGAAAACTTCCACCATAAGATGAACTTTGTCATATGCGGTGAAAGCGGGGTAGCGCTTAACGTTGACATCTTGATCTCTGATACGACCCTTGGAACCATAAGATGGCAGGGTGCGGTATTCTTCATCCGAATCAGTAAGCAAGTTGCGAACATCATGGAATAGTTCACCGCGGAACCTGACCAAGCAAAGGTCACCAACAACGACTGCAAATTCAGAATCCTTGATTGTGCAGTTCCTTCGGTTTGTCGTATTCACGTAAGTGTGAAATTTCCACTCACGAGCGTCGGATTTTGGAAACGCATGTGTGTTAACAACAGCGTAATCCTGACAAATTCCGAAGATGGTTGTTTGGATCGTAACCTCCTCCCCATTAGCAATGCCAGTCACTTCACAGGTGCGAATATTTCTGCGGACTCTGTTCCAGACTTCGTTAAAGTCGTCTAGTTGTGCCTCATGCGATGCGATGGGGGGAAGGGGGCGTTCAACAGTCCAATCAATGGCGTTTCCTCTCTTCTTGCGAGCCGGGGGCTCAGCACAGCCTGACTCTTCCTGAGTTTTCTTCAGGCGAGCGTCAAGCTCCATGGGCGTCCACTTCTGGGTGCTCATAAGAGCACCTTCAGATGAGTGGAGCTTCTGAGAGGATTTGTACACCTTGATCGCACCCAAGATTGCTCCGAAGAGCAAAACGTAAGGTACGAGCTTTGGACATGTAATGGGTTTGCAGTTGTAGCTGTTTTCCCATCCGAGAGTGCCTCGGAAGAGTTGCCAATTCTTCTCGGATTCGAACCATTGGAGGTTTGCCAAGCGTTTAATGTACAAGGCTCCTCCGACGGAACTGAACCACGTTTTAGCACACATGGAGTGTATCCAGGCAGCTATGTAAAGGCACCCGAACGCAATCCAGTAGTAAATAGTGGCGAAGAAGAAAAACTCTGCGTCCCAAAACACACTTTCAGCAACGCGTCCAGCCCACAAATTGGGTTTGCCTACGAGTTGATCCCAATAGGTACCCTTTTTGAAAGCTTCGACAAACTCGCGTGGATAGATGGGTATGTTTTCGTACACACCTTCTTCATCTGTTTCCACTTGCTCAAAGATCTTGAGGGAGCCTTTGCTAGACTCCTCCATGAAACCACCGAGGGGTATAACCCCTTCAACAGGTGGGTCGAAACCAAAGGTGTTGGTCTCTTCTTTGACGTTGCCAACGATGACGACAGCTTCCGTAGTCTTAGCACTCTTGCCGAGATACTCAGACATGTCAATACTGTCTGTGATACTGACACGAGCTTCCTGCTGCTTGATGTGGGCAGTCATGTCAGCTCTCATGAAATCGCAGAACTCGTAAATCGAAGCATTTTTCAGCTTGACTACTACCTGCGACTTCTTGTTGTCAACCGGCTCAAGTTTGTAGACATCGAAAGTCCAACGATCAAGGATCGGCGTCTCAGAGTTAAGACTCTTGAGAGTATCAATTCTGCACGAGCCCTGCTGTAAAAACTCGGGTTTCACAGTGGGACGCACATACATGATGCGCCGACGAATGGCCGCCGGATTGTTGACAAGAACATCCAAGTTCATGGAAGGGTCGTTACAGTCCATAACGACCAGCTCAGGCATAGCGTAAACTTTGCCTTTGCTTTCTACATCAGCCATGTCACAAGGAAAAGGCTGATTGTCAACAAGCGATAAAAACTCTGACATGGTGGGATCACCTCGGCTCATGGCAATTGATCTGTGCAAAGCGCCAGGTTCCGAATAGTGAATCACCGGTTGTGATTGGGGGTCGTAACCGTTCCAGTACTGAGTATCTGGACGTCTGTGAAAGACGTGAGTCGATTGAAATTTGCGACCCTTCACTTCAGAGTAAATCATAGCTCCAACGTCAACTAACATGCCCTTGCCAATACCAGGACCACCCTCGAAACAAACTGCATAAGGCATGTGCCGGGCTGTTCCCGACATTTTGTTAACGAGGTTGTTCTTGACCACTTTCATCGTAAGAAGAGAGCGTTCAAGCCTGGGACGTTTTGGGGCATTCTTGGGTAAACCCTTTTTGAGCTCTTCCCCGACTTTGATCAGCTCAGTGACCCGATGCGAATAATCACGCTCACAGACTTTCGCCGGAACGGGAATACCAGAGTAAGTCATGTTTTCCAAAGATTTAAGGTCTTCGGATTCTTTGACAAACTCTTCAACGGGGTCACTGGCGCCAAAAATATCAAGGAACCGTCCTCCCTTCTGAAGAAGTTCTCCAGCATTGAGGATGTTGATAGCTGTAGTCAAGGTGCTTTCCATCATGGTGATAGCATCAGCAGACTTGGCGGGGCCCAAGAACTTGGTAATCTGTTTCGAGTGACCGAACCCGAAGACCTTCATACCCACAAGATTCAGAATGAAATCCCTAATGGATGTCACTAACTCTGAAGACATTATATTGTCAAGGCCTGCGCGCACAACCATAAGGGCGTCGCGAACAGCGCTTTCAGTCTTGATTTGGGGAGTGAGGTTGATTATCAAGTTGTTATAAAAGGCGATGACGCCGTCTCGAATAAATTTGTAAAGTTGTTTGGCTTGTTCAACCAAAAACTTCGTGCCAAAGACTGACCTAACGTAGTCAACGGCAATCATGAAAAGATCAAAAATATTTCGAGAACGGTAAATGCGGTACATAAAGCTAAAAAGATTATAACCGTATTCAATCATCTCGTCCGACACTTCACCTACAAGCTTGTTGAGGTGATCGGATATCAAAGATAGGTCGCAAAGACCTTCGAACGCCGACATTTTGCCTAAGGCTTTGTCGAACATTGCTTTGATATCGGCCGGATTGTCGAGTACAGGCAGAGATTCTTCCTTCTCTTCGGGCTTTGAGAAAACGGCAGCGCTAACTCTGCACTTCTTTATGACTTCAATGAGAATTGCAAAGGCATTAAAGACCATATGCAATCGCACACGTTCGTGGAACGGTAAGTGTGCTGTGCCATAGTGAAAGTACATTGCCGGTAGACGATGGTATGTAGCCCCCATAGCGAGAAACTCGAAAAGTGGGAAAACTACGCGAAAGCAGACA